GGCAATTACTGCCGTGAATCTACGATTGACCAAGTCGACTCCGACAATCGGACGGTAGAACTTTCCTTCTCCTCCGAAACGCCATATGGCCGTTGGTTCGGCGATGAAATCCTTTGCCATGATGAAGAATGTATCAATCTCGATAGATTTAATGATGGCTTAGGTACAGTGTTGTTTAACCATGATCGTGATGCGGTCGTGGGGCACATCGAAAAGGTGTGGATTGAAGATAATCGAGGTAAAGCGCTAGTACGCTTTGATGAAGATGAACAATCCGACGCCATCTTTAAGAAAGTCCAATCCGGCACGCTTCAAGGGGTTAGCGTTGGTTACTCTATTAAACGCTATGAATTGTTAGAAGATGATAGTACTACATCCACGAATGGCCGTTTCACAGGCCCAGCGTACGTCATCACCGATTGGGAACCCTTAGAAATCAGCATTGTATCCGTACCTGCAGACCCTACGGTCGGCGTAGGTCGCAGTGCAGATGATATTCAAATTCATACAAGTATTGACACACAGGAGGAAAACAAAGGTATGGATGAAAAAGAAAAATTAACTGAAACTCCAGAAGTGAAATCCGCTCCAGTTGAAGGCGGTATCACAAAAGATGAATTGGCGAAAGCTATGGAAGAAGAACGTAAACGTACTTCTGAAATTACTGCTATGTTCCGCGACTTCGACGTTGAAGGCGCAGACGAAGCAATCGTATTGGGCAAATCCGTTGACGAAGCACGTGCAATGGTTATGGACCAATTACGCGCACGTAACGCAGGCGTGTCCGTTAAAATGGGCGAATCTGAATCCGATAAATTCCGTGCAGCTGCACAAGATGCAGTATTAATGGCGGCAGGTATTCAAGTAGCGGAACCGGCGCCAGGTGCTAACGAATTACGTGCACATTCCTTGGTTGAATTGGCACGTGAAGCATTACAACGTGAAGGCCTTCGTGCTAACTTTGGCGATAACTTGGAATTGGCTCGTGAAGCTATTAACTCCACATCCACATTCCCTGCCATCATGTCCAACTTGGCAAATAAATCCGTAATGAACGGCTTTAACGAAGCAGAAACTACTTACCAATTATGGGCGGGTAAAGGCTCTAATCGTGACTTCAAGGAAGCTACACGCGTAGCATTATCTGAAGCTGGCGATTTGGAATTAGTTCCAGAAGGTAGCCAATTCAAAGCTATGACATTCAAGGAAGCTTCCGCGCGTACTAAAGTTGCTACTTACGGCAAATTGTTTAGCTTAACTCGTCAAGCTATCATCAACGATGACCTTGGTATGTTCTCCGCTATCGCAACTCGTTTCGGATCCGCGGCTAAACGCTTGGTGAATAAAATGGTATACGCACAATTGACAGGCGATGTAGTGATGGACGATGGCGTTGCATTGTTTAACAGCAAACATGGTAACGTTGCATCCACAGGCGAAGCGTTATCTGTAAAAGCTATTGCTAAAGCAGTAACTGCTATGCGCCGTCAAAAGGGTATCCAAGGTACGGCTACGCTTAACATCACTCCTAAATACTTAATCGTTCCACCTGAACTTGAAATGGTAGCATACCAACTCATGAACTCTACTGCAGATGTGACAGGTGTTAACTCCGGTGTGGTTAACCCATACAAAGGTCGTTTCACTGTTATCGCTGATGCAGAAATCACTGACCCAGATGCATGGTACTTAGTAGCGGATGCAACTCAACACGATACAATCGAAACTACATTCTTGAACGGCGTAGAAGCTCCACGCTTAGAAACTCGTCAAGGCTTTGATGTGGATGGTATCGAATATAAAGTTGCATTGGACGTAGGCGTACGTGCACTTGATTTCCGTGGCCTTTACAAAAATGCTGGTAAATAATTAGGGGGTAACGATATATGATGACACAATTCGAACAAGAAACTGACCGCATTGACATTACTGCAACTGCAGAAGTCAAAGCCGGTAACATTGTTGAAGCCGGTGCACTTCATGGCGTGGCTATCACCGATATGAAACAAGGTGAAGTCGGTGCAATCAAAGTAACTGGCGTATTCAAAGTAAGTGCTAACAAAGCCGATACTTTTGAAGTCGGTGACGTAGTTAACTTCTTGACAGATAAAGCTGTTAAAACTGGCGGTAAACCATTGGGTATCGCAGTAGCTCCAAAAACTGCTGCACAAGATACCGTTACCGTTATGCTAGTGCAAGCTGTCATAGTTGGCGCATAGTAATAGCCATATTATGAGGATAACGGGGGCCATACGCCCCCGTTAAACCTATGAGGTACAAATATGTATACATACGATGAAAACGTCCTCCTGGGGGCATTTGGTGAGAAAATCACATATGAAGGTAAGACCATCAAGGCGAGCGTGGAAATCGGTGAGTACGATGGCAAGGGTTCTGGATTCGTAACCGGTTTAGCTGATAAGGCTAAAATTTGGGTGCGGGTTAAGGATATACCACTCCCTAAGACAAAGGATGAAATCTACATCCATGGCAAGAAGTGGTACGTAGATCATATCTCCGATAGCGACGATAAGATGCACTGCCTAGAAATCGTGGCCAACGTAAGGACGGTGAGACCATGAGTAATGAGCCTATCACCATCAATGATGGAGCTACACCGTATCTTGAATTTATCGCTAAAACGAAACCAGACTGGATGCGTAAGGCGATGAAGTCGATGGGATTCATGATGTCTAAGGCTATCAAGGAGGGCATCAGATCCGGAGCACCAGGCGGTAAGAAGTATGCTAGCTTCATGCCACCAGCTATGAGGGCACAACTCGAAGCAGCATTCGGCGCCAAGGTTCGTAGGGCTTATCGAAAAGGCGGTAAGGCTGATCGCGAAGGCTGGACACATAAGTCTCGTGATGAACTTATCGCGGGCGGTGTAAAAGCCGGCACAGTTGGATACACGCCACTCGGCAAAATGTACCGAGCCGTAGGGTACCAGTACGACGCTAAGTCTGAATCGGTCAAAGTTGGTTGGCTATCTAATTCAGCTAAGAAATTAGGGGAACAGATAGAGAAGGGCTACACCAAGGAAATTACGGAAAACATGCGTAAGAAATTATTCGCGCATGGGTTCCAGTTGGCCAAGGGGAAAACAACCTTCACCATTAAACCTCGTGAAACCTTCGGGCCGATGCGCAACGCCCTTCAACCTAAACTCGTACCGTTCCTTGAAAAGAAAATCGGTGAGTACGCACTCGGTAATACCTCATGGGGCTCCAGTAATCGAGTATACAAAGTGAGGTAGCTATGCAAACAATTCCACTCGCAGTGATTGCGAATCGATGGGTTGAGGCAATCAAGGACGATGATCATATCAATGAGTTCTGTCAAGCAAAGTACGGTAAGGACCTATCCATATTCGTAGGGTATGACGATGCAGGGGCTCCTCTTGAGGAGGATTGCCCGTGCGTTATAGTCCTTATGGACAGTAAGTCCGAAGGGCTTGCAGATTCCTATTCGTATACGCTCCAACTCGTATGGGGTGTACATCGGAAGGAAGCGGAGCGTGATGGCCGTGTCATTACCTATACAGGGGCCTTTGAAACTGATGAACTTGGCCAGCTACTCATTGAATGTATTATGGCCGTCAACCCTAATTATCCAGTCATTAACATTGACTATGAAACGGATAATGTATCGTGGCGCCCGGTGTATCCAGGTAAGGCCACATTCACAATAGAAATACCGCATGTAATCGGCGGTCACGTTGAATATTAATAGGAGGATAACATGGCAGTAGCTAAACGTGCGCAAGGCGCACAATCCAAATTAACAATGGCTTTTGAAACTGACTTTGGTGTTACACCGTCCACCGGTGGCGTGGTTATGCCAATCATTAGTTCCTCTTTAAAAGCAAGTCAAAATTTAAATGATTCTAATGTAATTCGTGGTACGCGAAATCCAGCTGCGCCTAGCCGTGGTAACATCGATGCATCCGGCAGTATTACACCACCGGTCGATGTAATCGGCTTCGGCTATTGGTTGAAACTCGCTTTCGGGGCTCCAACTTCCACAGCCGGCGCAGGTTCCGCGCATAAGCATGTGTTCAAAATCGGTCCGGATATGCCATCCGCTACATTCGAGCAAGGCTATAAGGATATCAGCACATATCAACAGTTTAGTGGCGTTCGGATGAATAAGATGGCGCTTAACTTTGGCGGTGACTCCGAGTTAACAGCCACTATCGACGTAATGGGATGTAAGGAAACAATGGCGGCGGTGCCATTTGATACAGCACCTACTCAAATTGCATTTACACCATTTGAAAACCTAGAAGCCACAATCAAAGAAGGCGGTGTGACAGTTGCTAACGTATTGTCCCTAAGCCTTAACATTGATTTCGGCTTGGATGGTGATTCCTACGCTATCGGTAATAAAGGGTTCCGTACCTATATCGATACAGGTATCGTCGGTGTATCCGGCACCTTGAAAGCGTTCTTCCAAAACATGGACCTATTGAACAAAGCCGTAAATGGTACAGAATCTAGCCTTGAATTGACACTTACCAAGGGTACTAACTCCTTGGTTATCAAATTACCTGAATTGATTTACGAACGGAACTCCCCAGGTATCGATGGGCCTAAAGGCGTTAACATCGAAATGCCGTTCAAGGCATACTATGGCGACGATTCTGAAGAATCCGCCGTGCTATTCGAATTAACTAATTCACAAGCAGCATATTAATAGGAGGTAAGTATGAAGATTCAAGGTAAGGAACTAAAAGCAAGAGCCCTCACATGGTCTGAACGCGAAATGTTGATTAAAGCAGGATTGGACTTCGTATATTGTCCAGTCGAAGCTGATGATCAGCTAGCAGGTATCATTCGTAGCCGTGACATTATGCGGTTCATCTTGATGGATGTATATGGCCTCAGTGATGAGGACCTTAATACTGTATCTGATAAGGAAGCTATGGACTTTGCAGGCAAAGTTATCACCGCTACATTCCAGGTACAAGACGATACAGAAAAAAACTAAAAGAGGTGTGGGGGTGGATGTCCTCTGACCGTCCGAAGTATTGCCAAGGGTGTAGGGAGTTACAATCCGCCACCCGGCAGTCCTTCGACTGTTCGGAGTGTGAATACAATCCTCCGCACCTATTATTTGGTACGAAATTGGCTATGAAACTGTATACCCTATCACGCAGTCAACGCATATATCACACAGGAGGGCTAGCCGGATTTGATTATCCGGCCATCCGCACCGTTGCGGAAATGAATAATATCAACCTGGGCCCGATGTTATTCAACCTCATGTGGATATTAGAGGGATTAGAAATGGAGGCGATGAATAAGGATGTCGAATAATGTAGTAGATATCGTAGTGCAACTGACCGATAAGAATACGCAAGCCGGTTTAGAGAAAATCGCAGCCGCCTCTAAGGGTACAGTTGCCGAGTTAGCAAAATTAAAAACTGAAATGTTGACCATTGGAGCGGGTGCAGGTATTACCGGCCTGGGGTCAAAGCTTGCCAAGGAGGCACTCGATTGGAATTTATCAGTTAAGAAAATGCAATCCTTAACAGGTGCCACCGCCGAGCAAGCTAGCACCTTTATCTCCGTAGCCAACTATATGGGCGTAGCTACCGACGTAAGCACTACGGCGTTTGCCAAGTTTGCGAAGGCGGTATCAAATGCACAAGATAAAATGCAAACAGCCTCCGCAGAGGGGAAGCTTGCGACTGATATGTTCAGTCGGTTAGGGATTAGTATTGATCAGATTCAAGGGAAGAACACTCTTGAAGTATTCCAGATTATCCAAGAACGCCTAAGAGGTATGAAGGACGGCGCGGAAAAAACTCGCGTCGAAATGGAATTGTTTGGTAAAACCGGGTACCAACTCCACGGCATGTTGAATATGTCTGCAGAGGCGATGAAGCAAGTCGAGGACCGGGCACGTGCCATGGGCCTTATCATTGACGATGAAGCGGCTAAGAAATCGGCGCAGTTCAATCGCCAATTAAAGGACATGGAACAGACCGGCAAACGTTTGGCCATCATGATTGGACAAGAGTTATTGCCAGTGATTATGGACTACACGCAATGGGCTATCGACTTGACAAAGTCCTATAGTAGTATGGCCTCCGAACAAAAGGAAGCTATCTCGGGGGTCGTGAAATTTAGTTTTGAGGCTGGCATCGCTGTTACTGTAATTCAGTCCGTTACGACGGCATTAAAATTCATGAGACTTGCTACATTAGCGGCTGCAGGTCCATGGGTAGCCTTGGCCAGTGCTATCGCCTTAGCCGGCAAAGCATTGCTTGACTATCGCTACAAGGAGCGTACCAAAGGTACTGACCTCGGTGTTGAAGTCAATGGTATGAAGGCCCATCGGAACATGAACTCCGATAAGGGCACCAGTGAAGCCTACATGGCGAACCACGACGGACGGTACTGGGTTGAGGATAGCTCCTTCTTCGGACTTATTAAGAATGACCGCCTAGCCACTAAGGAGGAAGGCGCTCAAATTGACGCAGCTATGAAAGCTAAGGAAGAGGCTGATGCGGCGAAGAAGAAAGCTGAAGAAGAACAGGCCAAGTTAGACCAGGAAATCGAGAACGCGAAGAATGGTTTATCGAATAACGAAGCTATTAATAAGGCTAATGAGGAAGCTGGCAAAGCGGCGAAGGCTCAAGAAGCTGCAGCTAAGAAAGCAGAACAAGCGGCGGAAAAATTAGCTAGCTCCGTGGAACGTCTTAACGATATGATTCGAAGTCTCACGCTTCAATCCTTGGAGATTGATGGCAGTCAATATGAAATCGATAAGCTCAACGCTAAGAATCAGTATGAATCGAACAATAAGAACATTCGAGATATTATTCGTTCCGCAGCGGGGCTTAATAGCGTAGGCGGTGGTAGCGGTGAAGCCTCCGGCGTATTAGCTGCAGCTAATGCTCAACTTGGCAAGGCCTACTCTCTAGGTGCCGATGGTACTTGGGCTACGGACTGTGGCAAGTTGTTCGCTGATTCCGTTAAGGAAACCTTCGGAAAGGACGTACCTCGGTATGTTCCATCCATTATGGACGCGGCAGCAGCTGCGGGCGCATGGCATCCGGCTGGTGATGGATACACACCTCAAGCAGGCGATGGCGTTGTAGTTCTTGGCGATAATCACATAGTAATCTCTGACGGTAACGGCGGGTACACGGGTGCAAACTCTAGTACTGGTGTAGTGGCTAAACAGTCCGTTGAAGGAGAC